ATAGGATTGTTTACATCTTTAGGATTTTCAAATAAATTATCTGAAATAGCTTTACTATCTTTATTTGCTGCATAATCATTTAAATATATTAATGCTGTACCTTTATTATTATCATTAGTTAATTGTTTCATAATATTAACAACTCTTAATACTTCAAGATTTGTTAAATCATTTTCAAGATCTTTTTTTAATGTTGTACCTTTATATCTATTAGTATTAACTAAATTTTCTTCACCACCACCAAAAATTTCATTTACATTTTTCATTGTTGTGTTTGCAAAATAAGTATTCATTGTAAACCAACCTGCATCACCATCATTTAAAATGTTATCCATATTAGAACTAAATAAATTTTCATGATCTGTTCTGCTACTAACAAAACCTTCAATAGCTTTTTGTGTATTTAAATTTTTAAAATTAGTAGAAGCATAATTTAAATTAGCTAAATTCTTTTGTGCTAATATATTAGATGTATATTCTCTATACACTAAAGGTGTATTTGCTATTGTAGTTTTAGAATAAGCATCAACAGCATTTTTCATACCATCTGGATCAAACTCAAATTTGTTTTTTAAATCTAAGTAATGATTAGTAGATGTTTCGTTAAATGATGTTTTAAATTGTACAGCTGCATCTGATTCAGCTACTTTTCTAAAAGCAGTTATAGCTTCTGCTATAGGTGTAGATATTTCTGCTGCAACATTAGTTGTAGGAAATTTAGGTACACCAATATTATCAGCTACACTTGATTTTAAATTAACTAATTTTTTACCTTCTTTTAATGCCATTAATTAGATCCTTCAGTTGATGTTCTTATTCCACCAAGTTTTGTCATTTCACTATCATAACCATACTGTCCAGTTGGTTGTTTATATGATTTAGCATATGCTGCTGTTTTAAATCCACTAGCTGCAATACTTGCATAACCACCAAACTCTTTTGCTTTACCCATAACTTTAGTTGTATAGATTTGTGTGTCTAGTTTATTATTACCACGCAACATATTGATTCTAATATTACCAATATCTTTTTGAGCTATTCTATTTATTTCACTTTGAACAGATAAAAAACTTCTACTATCATCATTATATCCAGATCCTGCTACAATAGCTCTATTAATTTTTTGTTTTTTTAGAGCTTCTTCTCTAACATTGTTTTGATCTTGTATAGCTTTTAATTCGTTGTATTTTTTTTCATCTTCGTAATATCTTATAGTAGCTTTGTTTGCAGCTTTCTGAGCTTGTATACCTTGATACGTTCCTACAGCTTGAACACCAAAACTAATTACAGCTAATGTGACTGGATCAGCACTCATGCAAAAACTACCTCCACACTCATTCCTAATACTTTAATAGGTAATGGATCATCTTGTGATAATGTTATTGTTGGACTTTTGTTATAACCTAAGAAATAAAACTCTTTCTTTTCTGTTACAGGTGTTAAGTCCGAACCACCAGTGAAACTAACTTGTTGGACTACTAAAGATTTGGCAGTCTTATCTGCAGCTTTTACAGTTAAATCTAAAGCAGAATTAATATCAATGATGGCTCTCGAAATTCTTCTTGGTAATCCAGTTAATGGACCTTCTGGTAATTCTTTATCAATTGGCATAGTTTCTATCACAGGTGTATAATTAAATCCTATTTTAACCCCACTTGCTCTAGGGTTATTCAAAGTAATAAAGTTAGTACCACTTACAGTAAACGCACCTAAACTACTATTGCCTTCTACACAATTTATACTTTCATTTGTATATATAGAATTTACAGAATGTAAATGTACTTTTACTAATGTAATTACAGCATTATCTCCTGGTGTAGCAGCTAAATTTTTATCTAAGTTTAATGTATAAGTTCCTCCACCATTATCTGTAATAGCTTGTATTGTATATACTGTAGCATTACCTGCTATACTAAATGTTTCATTTACTTTAGGAGCAGATGTAAACCCATCAGTAATTAATACAGCTCCACTTTGAGAACCTCCTTTGACTAAAGGTGTACCTCGTTGTGATACTACAGATGTTAAACTACAGTCTAATGTAAGACTATCATCATCTGCAAATTTTTCTAATGTATAAACAGTAGAACCATTTAAAACTCTTTTACAAGCTACAACTAAAAACTCATTCAAAGCAATAACAGATTGAAATATATCATTTGTTCTTGTAGACCATAAACCCCAACCTGCAATCTTTTCATCTCTTACAGAATGAAATATAGCCATTGCTCCATTGTGTGTACTACCACTATTTAAAAAGAAAGCATATTGTTCTGGTCTTGTAAAGTTACCTTTAATAATAGCTATTTGTTTAGGACTATCTATAAGATGTTCTGCAAGTATAGATACTGATGTTGATTTATAACCATCTTCTATATCTGAATAAATAAACTCTCTAACTGCTTTACCATTTTTTTGTACAAATCCTGCTGCTTGATCAAACATAACAGGAGCTGTTCTTCCTATACCATAAGGTGTTTGTCTAAGTACAGCTATGTTGCCAGGAGTTATAGTATTGTCTGTTGCTCTTGGTACATAGTATTCACCACCATCTGTAAATACTTGTAAGTCTTTACCAGATAAAAAATGTCTAACTTCATTAACTTCTGCACCTGCAATATCTAAATCAATAGATTCATCTGCAGCTCCAGATCCTACATCAAAGTTAAAGTACTCAGATATTCTAGAAGCTAATACCGAAGCTGGTCTATCTTTAACACCACCTAACCATAATCTATTATTATGAAATGTAACTGCTTGTGGAAAGCCACGAACAGAAGATATAGTTTGTTCTTTCCAATTAAAATGTGGTCCATTACTTACAGCATCTTCTATTACAGTTACTGTTAATACAGTTGCACTTGTATAGCCTGTTACAAAAACTTGTTTGCCATTAACTTGTAAATATGTGTTTGCATATGCAGATGTAAATGCACTTGCTGAAGCAGTTAATGTTCTTCCAGTTCCTGTTGCATGAGCTGATAGTGTAACACTAATAGTTCCATCTGCGTATTTATAAAAAGGTTGTTTAGATTTATTTACTCCACCAACAGAAACAGAATCATCTGTATCAAATGCAAATGTTTGTACTTCAAAATTAGTTGCTGAAGTTCTAAATATTTTTCTAGTAGGATTATCTCTATGTGTAATAAATACAGTATCACCAAATTGTGCAAAGTTTAATTCAAACAATTGTGCTGTTGTCCAATTACAATTAGTTGTAACATTAGAAGATAAAGCAGTACCACTAATGTTATAAACGTCCATTCTATTATTAGATAAAACAATAATAGCTATTTCATCATCTGAAAATACAAAAGGTATTAGTCTACATTCTGCAGGTAATGTAGCTAAGTAATTAGTTCCAGGTCTTCTCATTACTCCACCTTCTGCTAATAAAGCAAAGTTTCTACATTGTTTAGCACCATTAATGTAAGCTGGTGTATCTGTTCTAGTTGCTAGTAAAGGATTAAGCTCACCTGCTGAAAAGTTTGTAATTACAGTTTTTAGTGATCTTGCCATTATACATTTGTTCTCGTAGTATTTCTTAAGTTAATAAATCTAGATGTATCAAGTTTTTTATTAGTAACTTCAGAAGCGTCTACATTTTTAGAAATTAAAAATTGTCTATCTGCCATTCCTTTAAATTCTCTAATCATACCAGCATCTCTAGCTACTGAACCTGCAAATAAAGATGCTAGTTCATATTCTAAAGCTAGTCTAAAATGTGCTGGGAAATAATCTTCTTCTACTCTGTAAATATAATCTAGTATTAAAGCATGACTAGATCCATATGTATTAACATATAACTTATCTTTATATCTTGTGTATGGAATAATATAATCATTAACTGATAATGAAACTATATGTAAGACTCCTGGACTTGCAGGAAGTTGATATGCATATTCATATCTAGCTTCTGGTTTAGCAGTTAATAAAGATAATTGTTTTTGATTAGTAGCAAATTTCCATCTGTGTCTAGTTAATGAAGACTCAACTATATCTTCATAAACATTTGAGGCAACTAAAGCTTCTGTGCTACCATCTGTAAAAGAAGATATAGGTGAAGCTCCTATCATTACTAAAGCTCTTGAACATATATCTACTTTTGTTGTTGCCATAAATTCCTATTAATTAATATGAGGGCGAGTTTCCTCGCCCCCAAAGTTTTAGTATATTATGCTAAAACAGCAGTTGTAATTGCTGCTGCACCAGTAGCTGATGTTACTACTAACATATCTACTGCAATTGTTCCACCTATACCAGATGTACAAATGATAATATCACCTTGTTTAACTTCGTCTTTTGCAGCTAGAAAGTAATCAGAGTTATCGATTGTACCGATAGCATCTCCATCTATATAGAAGAATACTGAATTACCACCTGCTTCTGCAATCTTTTTGATTGGGTTGTCAGTTGCGTATG